CGGTTCAATGAGACCAGAGATGCTCCTGTCGTGAAAGATGCTTCTATGTACTACTTTTCTATCATTCGTTTTGCTATGAATGGTCCCGGCAAGAATTTGCCTCTATTTATCCCTTTGATTCAGACAAATGGGTTCCAGATTCCTACACAAATATCTCCGAATCTGACTATCTACTACACGTCTATTGGGTACCAGCGCACGTGGAATTACACTGACACGAATGGGGCTGCACAGACTTATACATTTACTATTACCCCAGCATCACAGCCTATTATCTATATTCCAGAGACTCAAGACCCTTCAGTGGCACCCGCTCCCCAAGTCCCAGCAACTGGTATTATAAAGCAAGATTTATCTACTAGGTACTACTGGGTCTATACATACAAGCACTGGACTACTCTTGTTAATAATGCCCTCTTACAGTCTATGTACGAAATCTACTTCTACTTTATCTCTGCGTGGGCAAATGTGCCTCTTCAAGCCTCTACCTTCCCTTACACCGACTTCAACGCTTTCTTACTAGACCATGATGTGCCTTTCGTCAAGTACAATGAGGATACCAAGTGCTTTGAGATCTACGGAGACACTCGTGCCTTCAACACCAGTGGGCAGATAGATGGAGATACTAATATCTTGGGTGATTTCAACGGTGTACAGCCTTCTATACCACTATTTACATCTCCGGCCTATGCTTCCGGCGACCCAGCATCTCCCGCGTCCCCGGCATACATGCGACTCTTCTTTAATGACAATCTATTCGGATTGATGTCTAATTTCAACAATACCTATTTCGGTGCTACCGGAGCCAGCACTCTTCTCTGGCCTTTGACTGGGACAACTGCTGAGAGAATAGCTCCTCCGGGAACATCAACGGGTCTCTTTTGGCAGTACATCTACACCAATGAAATTCTCTTTACAAACCAGAACTATACCAATCTCCAGAATAATAACCCCTTCTTACAAGGACTAAACGTAGCCCCCCCTCCGGCATACAACCCATTATTCTTAATTCCTCCAGAGAAGCAAGTCCTCTATTGGATTTCAAAGCAAGATTACCCCTCTACGGGTTCTCTATGGAGTCCCGTGGCGGCTCTTGTTTTCACGAGTTCATTATTACCTCTCAAGAAGGAATACACTGCAAAACCTATCATTCTCAACCAAGGAAATGTAAGCGGCAGTACCAATTCCCCGTCCGCCTTTGAGCCTATCATCACAGACTTTGTGATTGACCAGCAAATAGAGAGAGCAGAAGGGTGGAGGGATTTCACTCTATACGAACCTACTGCCGAGTACCGTATGATCAGCATGACAGCCTCCCACGAGGAAATCCGAAACATTGATATCCAAGTCTTCTGGGAGTATCGTCTGACTGGAGAGTTAATTCCATTGACTATGTTCAATTGCTCAGATGTTACTATTAAAATGATGTTCCGCAAAATTGACTATAGATCTTAATTACGCTTTTAAAAGCGAACCAAAAAACAAAGAAAACGACAGATTAAGTATAATCTGCTGTTTTATTTTATTAGTTATTAGTATAACCATGAGTTCGGACATTGAGAAGTTGGCCGTATTTGATGACCGCATTGTTCAGACTAGACCCCGGTATGCCGTGGAGAAGGGTGCTTTATCTCTTACTAACTCCCCTTTCGCCGCTATTTCCCAGAGCCAGTCCCAGCACACTTACAATGTGTACGTTCCTTCCGAAAACGTGTATGTAGCCCGCGATGTGGATTGGGCTTCTACTTGCAACCTCGCCATCAGCGTCCGTCTTGGCGATTCTGCTGGTGGTCAGTACCCCATTGGTGTGCCTCTTTTGGAGTGGGGTGTAGATGCCTCTTTGGCCGCCTTCCCCCTCAATTCCTTGTGCGCGACTGTGACTGCTACCATTAACGACACCACCACTGTGATTAACTCCCAAGATGTGCTTACTGAGGTGCTACGTTTGGCTGATTCTTGCTCTAACCGCACGGAGCGCACTTGCCCCACCATGTTGTACAAGTACCAGTCTAACGCCGATGGTCTCAACGCCAACAACGACCCTATGGCCGGCTACACCGTCATGGGACAGTCCTACTGTGATGTCCCCAACGGCGCCTACGCCAACGTTGTTTTTACCGATGCTGCTGGAGCCACATTGAGTGCGAATGGCTCTTACACTGATAACAACAGTAACACAATTAACTACGTGAATGGTGTCCCCGTCTCCACAGACCAAGGTGCCGGTGTGGTGAATGGTCTCTACACGGTGTATGTCCGCTTCCGCTCTACGGAGAAGCTATGCCTCAGCCCTTTCATCTTCAACGATGCCCACTCTGAGGACACTGGTCTCTTTGGTATCAACAACATTCAGATGGTAATGAACTTGCGCGACCCCAACCGCGCAGTGCGTCTCCGTGACAATTACACTGGTACTACTTCCAAGCTCTACTACGGAGGTGGTGCCACCCCCGACCTCTACACTGCTCCCGTCAGCTACAACACCACCGCCTCCAATGGAGTGTTCCAAGACAGCTTTTTGAACATGCAGTTCCTAACCCCTTCTTTGGATATCCCTCTCCCTCCTAAGTCCATCGTCCCTTACATGGAGTTCCCCCGTTTCATTACCCAGAACCAGAACGGAACATTAGCCTCCGGTAAGTCTAGGCAGCTCCAGTCCCAGACTATCACTCTGCCCCAGATTCCCGACCTCCTCATCATCTACTGTAAGGCTCTCTACGATTCTGCTAACAATGATAGGTCTTTGGACCCCCAGCTCCCTCAGTATGGGTCTGCTTACCTCCCTCTAGAGTGTTCTCCCAACGCGGAAACCCGCGCCTCTCGTACCACTCAGCCTCTATCTATCAACTTTGATAACTTTAGTGGTCTACTATCTTCTCACACTTCTGAGCAGCTCTACCACATGTCCGTCAAGAATGGTTTGGAGATGGACTGGGAGACGTGGTCCGGTGTGGCACGTGTGCCTAACGGCGGTGTCGGTGGGACTGTGCCTACCGTGGGTGGCTTCCTAGTGTTGAAGCCTTCTAAGGATCTCACACTCCAGTCTGGCCAAGCCCCCTCCCTTGTGGGTAACTTCACTCTCCAGTTCAACATTCGTGTGACCAACACATTCCCTTTCAGTGTACAGCCCCAGCTCTTTGTGATTACGGCCAACTCTGGATTCTTGGAGTCCATTCGTGGCTCTTCTCGTATCATCAAGGGTGTGTTGTCCGAGCAAGACATCATTGCCGCACCTCTGGCTCCCCAAGGTACTCACGCCGCCCTCGCCCGCTTCGTGGGTGGGCGCATGATGTCTTTCGCCAACCGCCTTACGGCAGTCCGTGGTGACAGTGGGGCGAGGGCAGCAGCCCCCCAAGCTGGTACTGTTGGAGAGAGGGCTAAGTCTGGCGTGCTTCGCGGACTCGCTGGACGGTTGATGTAATCAAATTAATTAACATATCTTTTTATTATCGGATAATTTCCAAAAATAAAAAGATGACATATAGTATAAATGAGTGGTGTATTGGAGAGTCTCGCTAACCCCTTAACCGGTCTTGCCGCAACCCCTCGTTCTGTTCAGCTCGCTGCGAATACCGCCGATGGTAGCACTGTTTGGGACGCTGCCCAGCAGTATTATGCCAATGATGCAGTCTTTTCCTCTGTGAATGGTGGTCTCTATATCTATGCCCCTACTTCTACCGATCCTTCTTGCGTTCTCGGTGGCTCCGACCCCGCTACCGCTGGCGCGCCTTGGGTGAGTGCTTCCACAGCTGGTCTTTCTCCCGGCGGTTGGACTAATTCTCCCACTCTCTCTTTCTCGGCTACTGCAGTTGCCAATGCAGCTATTACTGTTGGTGCTGGTGGTAGCGTGACAGTTCCTCCCGATTCAAAGTGGCTCTGTATGCTCAATTGCAATGTTACAAGTGGTGCTGGGTGGGCAGCGAATGACAACGTGTCATTCACATTTACTGGAAATGGCACCGGCGGAACAGCTCCCGTTGTTAGAGCCTACTCACAAGCTGCTTCTAGTACCGCCAGCTTCGGCGCTCAGTGTGTGGTAACGGTGGGTACTGGTGGCGTTTCTATCACTCTCACTGCCTTTGCCAATGGAACTGGTACACTCCTCGTTATAAATCCCATCTGGACTCTCATTCGCTTGCAGTAATCAAGCCTTATTAATATCATCTTTTTATACTATAATGTCTTATAGTATAAGAAGAGTATGTCTCTCGCACCATTACAGTCATCTCTAGAGCGGTTGAATATTCTCACTACCGCCATGAATTGGCGCGGACAGTGGGTATCTGACGAGCAGTACTTCCAGAATGATGTAGTAACATCTCCAATCAATAATGGAACCTATATATGTAGTGTTTCATCATTTAGAAGCACAATTGATCCTTCTACAGATGCCGCGTGGGGTGAGGTCTCAGCCACTTCCACGGGTGTTGCTTCTTTGCAAGGAGGTGTTGGAATATCTATTGATAGTACGAATCCAAATCAGCCTATTATTAACAATGAGGGAGTTCTCACAGTGGCTGGAGGTACGTCTATAACAGTAGATAATACTGACCCTATGAATCCAGTAATATCCACTACTGCTATTGAGGCTATAGCTCCCGGTGTTGGTATTAATATTGATAACACAATTCCCACAATTCCAGTTATCAGTAATACTGGGGTAATTCAGATTACGGGTGTGGATATTTTAGTATCTGGTACACAGCAGAATCCCACTATAATTAACACGGGAGTTGTTTCAGTCATAGGGTCGGCTGGTATTGCTGTAAGCAGTGCAACGGGTGATGTTACGATAACTAATACGGGAGTAAATACCTTAGCCGTTGTATCTCCCGGTATTTCTTTAGGAGGAACCGCACAGCTTCCGATCATAGGAAACACCGGTGTGGTTAGTGTAGCCGCGGCGGATAGTAGTATTGTTATTGGTGGTACAGCGCAAAATCCTACTATCTCAGCTGTTACTCCTAAACTCACAATTCTGTATCCAGCTCTCAGTTTTGGAGGGTTATCAGTAATTCAACCCAACTATACGGGTTCTCTTACTTTTGCACAACCAGCTGCCCCTACATTTTTAACAACAACTGTAGCTGCTCCTCCAGCTGGATTCCCAAATGCCGCTTTTATGTTTGATTTCTCGGCATTAGTCTGTTATTTTATTGATTCAACTCCTTTTGCTGGTACTGAGACAATTTCTATCAAGTTCTTTGATTCTACCACCAATACGACATATGTACCCGCTAATTTTCCTAATGATTTATCTATAGTAGCTTCAGCCCTCAGTGTATCTCCTCCTTATCCTTTCCCATTATGTTCCGCATACTATGATATCGCGGAGGCTTATACTGCTGGTATGAGAGTCATCACTAATATTTTGATTCAAAATAGTACGGGTAATAGTATATCTTGTCTCTATTCTGGTTCTGTCTATGCTACGTACTATCCCGCTGGAATAGTTTAAAATAACTATATAGATGGCTGCGTTACGTGCGTTACAGAATCCACTTTCCAGTCTTTATAACCTCAACACACTTCTCTGCTGGCGCGGTACCTTTGATTCGAACGTTACATACTTCCAGAATGATTTGGTTGTGTCATCAATAAATAGCGCGTCTTATCTCTTAACAGCCACTTCCGCCTTTGGCGAAGACCCTAGTCTCAATCCTAATTGGTCATATTTTGGACTCGCTGGTCCGGGTGTGCAAGTCGCAAAAGGTTCGCAATACATTGAGGTGTCCGGCTCTGGTACTAACCCTACAGTGTCTAATTTAGGAGTTATAGAGACCATTCTAACACCTCCTCTCTACAGTAGTTCTGGTGATCCTCAGAATCCCCTTATAAACTCTAGTGCTATTGCTACTATACAAGGTGTTCTAGGTATCAGTGTGGTAGGTAATCAAATTACAAATACTGGTGTGCGTACATTGACTGATGGAGCTGGTATATCAACTGTGATAGACCCAGATACTGGAATAGCCGAGATTTCCAATGCGGGTGTTACAGCACTTAATCCAGAAGATAACTACATTACAATTACTGGAACCAATGCTGCCAGAACAATAAAAAATGAGGGTGTCTTAAGTATCACAGCTGCAGCCGGTTTCAGCAATATAGGCACGGCTACAGAACCAAATATTCGTAATGAATATGTATTAAGTTTAACTTCACCAGATAATTCGGTTGCTAATACAAATACTAATTCCGAACAAGAACTAAGATGTCTAGCTCCACAGTTAACACGGTGCTTCTCGGCTGTTGTTTTTGACCCGGCTTTATCATTAAATGGCCGAGTAGGGTACGCTGTAACCACGGAGACTGGCTCACTGTTTGAGTCTTGTCTTGCTACTGGGTCACCTTATTCAACGGGTGTTTTCTGTATTGACTTTTCTCCTCTGGTTCTTATATTCGGAAGTGTTTGGTGGGTTGGCATTAAAGGGAGATTTGTCCTATGTACTTTTAATGACGAGACTTCTTCTCCGGGAAATACTAAATCTTACATAGTACAAATTGCTGCTAGGTACCCATCTTTCGGTCCCCTTTTACCCGGGGCTGCGGTATCACCGTGTAAGGTGCCTTTTGATTTAGGAGTTGCCATATCTAATGGTCTCAAGACCGTCACATCTGTAACTTTCAGTATTCCTTCTGATGGGTCAGCCCCAGTACTACCAGTAAGTACTGCTGGTATCTTCGGCGTCTATTATCCCAATGGTCTAGAATAACCACCTATAAATGTATCTATACTGTGCTTATCTACAGAGTCCCACAAGGAATGAAAGGGATTAATATACTTAGATAATGACTTCCAGAATCCATCATTTGAATTACGGACTTCGATACCGGGTATATGCTTCCCTATGCTCTGATAAATGAAATCACCCGAGTGGTAGATCCTCCTATGGTACGGGTTTCCACGAAGGTCTTGGGGCTGTGGAAGAGGATTATAAGATAAGGCGCTAGTAATCAATCCAGCTCTCAAAAAATTATCTAGGATAGCACCTCCTAGACTGTGACCGACACCTATGTAGTTATACTTAGACTTCGGATACACTGACTGCACTTCTCTTACTAAGTGCTGGTCTCTCTGATACCGTTCGGAACGGTCTAATTGGCCAACAATCGCCAGCGCGTCAGCCCTTAAGTCGTCTGCGTTGCTCTTATCAGTACCTCTAACGGCAACAATAATTTGGTTACCATACAAGAAGAAATTGAGTGTAGGCGTATTACGAAATAAGACAAAGTTCCCTATCTTTCTTGTAGGGCTTTGCTTATACGTAGAAGCCACCATCTGCTGGAGGTCGCTCATAGGTATTGACATCTATATACTACTACAAATTAAATCTCTTCACTGTATTTTCTATGGAATCCTTGAGAGTAGGTAGATTCCACAGTACCCACCTTGACCAGAACCCGGCTGTGAGCGGATCCGTCCAGTCCTCGCGCTTCTTATGACGTGATAAGTATCGCTGTTTTCGGGTCTCATCATTATGTTGAGTAAAGTCTTGGTAACCCTTTGCACCAAAATGAACAGTGTGCTGAGTATCGCCTTCTTGGAGAATAGCGGTATATTTCTTACCCTTAGCCGTAGAATGGTGTACAGAGATGAGTTTAATATTAGCACCTCCTCCTCTATTCTGTCTAAGGTCATCATCATGTTTAGGATTACCGTCTAAAAAACTATAAACTCTAGCATAAGCCCATTGCTCTTTTGATAGTTTGAATTTCATGGGTGCATTTACACCTTTGACATAAGATCCTCTAAGGCGAACAGAAGAAGGTTGTGTTTTATAAGCCCCTATACCTCTATTGTAGACTTCTTGAAGTATATGAAGAGGTACGTGTGATATTTTACTTAGTTGTTTTAATGAATAAGACTTATCTTCTAAGTTATATTCATTAAGAAAATTCTCCCTATGTGTCATTCTACTCTAACCATATAATATCTCTTTCTAAATTGATTTTCCAGCAGTAATAAAAGCAATCAAAGTTACACGCATTCTTCCACTTATCGGGTGTCTTACCATCTATCTTCTTATCAAAATGAATTCTGCTCTTGGGTATTATAATCTGTAATTTATCTTCTACATCTTTGAATAGATTTCTGACATATTGGGTATTGATTTTAGATGATGGTAGAATCAGAATGAAGGGTTTATTTAATTGCTTTAATCTTGTTAATACTTCTTTTGATTTACTAAATGGAGGGTTTGTAACTATAATATCACCTAAATCATTCTCAAAAAAATCTACCTTCTGATGAATAACTTTGAAACCTATCTCTTCCAAATAAGATCCAGACTTCCCATCTCCATAGAAGGCCTCCCATATTATTTTATTACCCGGAATATACTTTTTTATGTTCTCCCATGCATATTTAGGGGTCATATAATCATCATGTTTTAAAAACCCAGTGTGATTAAAGGTAGCCATCTATTATAGTGTTTTAGAATAAAGCATACCCGAGGAAGTCCTACGTACTTTGAGTTTATCCCTTAGGAACCTTACAAGAGCTTTACAGAATGAATTAGAATTAGGAATGAATTGTAAATCGTTCTCAATACAGTAATCAGTATACTTCTTGTATAAATCAGAAGTGCAGCATTCCTCACCATTCCAAGCCTCAATGAACTTATCCTCAGAAGACTTGCGACTATCAATAACTGCATCTTGGTAATCATTCTCTGGAAGCTTACGAACATCAAAGCCTTGTAAATCCTTCTCTAGTAGCATCTTGGCTACCGCACGACCAAATGCATTGTTGAACATAGTATCTCTTATCTTGTTCCAGTAGTCCCTATCTCCCTTCTTCTCTGATGAGCAAGGAATGATAACAAATCTCCTCTCACCATTGGAAGTCTCAACGGGACAAGTACCATTGGTTGTCAATACATATCTAGTATAATTCTCTGCTTTGATTGACTTAGAATTCTTAGGATTGAAAGTAAGAGATGAGCCGGTGATACGGCCTTTTAGAATATTAGCATTTTCCATACAGACTTTACTATCGGCTTCTTCCAATTTGATAAGGAACTTATTCATTAGATTACAATCATGTTTAGCAAAGAACATCTTAGTATCCGTGTAATTGAAGGAATAGATTTGACCAATGACAAACTCCATGAAGAAGTCCCAGAGGGTATCCTTGCCTACACCCTTGGAACCAGTGAAGATGAGACCTACACCGGGTAAGTCAAAGGGCTTCTGCATCAAATGGGCTAACCAGTTTAGAGTGTAATCAATAAGAGGTTGCTTGTGAGAACAGACTATAGATACTAGCTCGTTGAAGAGTGAGATGTCTACATCTGATTGCCCAGCATCACCCTTTTGGTACTGTAACTGAATAGGGATTGTAAATACCTCTGGATTCTCAGAAGGAGCCAAGGATAATGCTTTAATGACACGGCGTGTAGGGTCTGTCCTCCATAAATCAAAGAAGGAGATATAATCCTCTAGGCGCTCAGACTTCCTAAATATCCACTTGGACGAGTAATAAGCATTAGCATGTTTGGCTGACATGTGGAGGGGAGTCTTGCCCAATTCATACTCACAATACTCATCAGTGGGAGCATAGTAGAAGTTAGTCATCTCGAACTCTTGCTTCATAGCAGTGTAGTCAGTCATGGCCACACCCTTGTAGGTATCATTGGAAGTTTGGGAAGCTTCAAACTCTGAGAATGTAATGAAAGGCTTATTGATAATATTGACTTCATAACCAGAGTTCTCTAGGATACGAGCTTCACAGTTCCTCAATGACGCTTCTAAGTCAACACCATCGCGAATGCGAACCATGACACCATCATAGCAGAATACATCTACTGACCAACCATCTGCTTCTAGAGCATCAGTGATGGAGAACATACAGTTTCTCTCCTCAGTCTGGAGTATAGCACTTAGGAAGGTACCATAGATACCAGTTACGGATTTCTTCTCCCACTCTTTCAATTCCTTATGTGCCTTACAAGCTGCAAACAGAGGAGCATACATTTCCTTTGTAGAAAGCATCTTAGTAAACTCGCGTATCTCCTTGGCCATGGGTTCTAAGAAGGCCACGTCAGCCTTACCACCATAAAGGATCTTGATGATAGCAGTCTTAGCGTCATCGCGATTAGGAGATATCTTGGCTAAGTAAGCATCTCTGTTCTTCACATACTTCTCCAGCTCTGGTAAGTCAACATTGAAACTATTTCTAGCAAACTGTACAAGGATAACTGGGTGACAATTTACAATATCAATATCATAATAGAATTCCTTACACAATACACCCCTACACTCCTTCTCCATTCTCTCCAATGATCCAGCAGAGCCATAGAGCCTTCCATAACCAAGCTCACCAATAGCACTCTTAGATAGTTTATAAGTAACATTGTTTTGACATTGTAATGATCCCTTCTTGCGATTATTCCATAAAGTATTGATGGCTGCATTTACATTCTTATCGAGCTTACCCCTCATGTCGTATAGGAATCCAGCACCAGCACGACTAAACAACTGTACACGCTCAATAACTGGAGTAGGCAAATTACTACTCTCGGAAACCATCTCTATACCCTAGGAAGAGAAAAAACTTCCACTCAATTTTACGGCCTCGGGAAACTTTTTTACCAAGTCCGGGGACATTTTTACCGGAAATTGATTTTTACGGCTATTATTTTACTGGTAAATATGTAAAATACATGTTTCCATGTAATAAAAATATTTTTATTACT